ACCGACTTCACCGCGCTCGCCCGCGTCACCCTTCTCGCCACGCTCGCCTTGGGGACCGACTTCACCGCGCTCGCCCGCGTCACCCTTGGGGATCGCAGCAACGCGCTCCTCGAGAGTCTGCACGCGGCCGTTGACTGATGCGAGTCGCTGCTCAACAAAGCCACGAATCGCCGTGAGAAGCTTTGTGCCAACTGCCTCGATGTCCATCACAGAGCCCTTTCTTCAGTCAAGCCGCGTTCGATGAACTCGATGAGGCGATGGAATGCTCCATCATCTTCCTTCGCTGGGGCCGGTGCAGGAGCCGGAGCCGGAGCCGGAGCCGGAGCCGGAGCCGGAGTCGGAGTCGGAGCGGTTGCGAACGGATCCGGCTTCTCGTCACGTTTCGCCAGCGCTTCGAGAGAGTAGTTCTGCTGCTGCATCATCAGGGAGTCACCGCCCTTCTTCGCCACGAACCCGAGGCGCTGACGCGACTCATTCGGTGTACGGATCGCGGCCGCAACCGCCTCCTTCTCCGCCAACACCTGCGCCATCTGGTCCATGCGCAGCAGACCGTCCAGATCGAACTCGACCGTCAGGTCCTTCGGCAGCCCGATGCCCTCATCCAGCAGCGCCTCGGCAGATTCGAGCAGCGCTTGCAAGCAGTCGGAATAGTAGATTTGGTTCATCGCATCGAGCGTGGTGCCGCCCGGCACCGGCCCGCCAACCTTGAACAACGGCATGTGGAAGCAAGCCGCAATATCCTTCACCGTCCAGTCGAGCTGCTGGATCAGTTGCGCCTGCTCCGCCGGGATCGTCATTGGCTCATACTTCAACCCATCACCCAGCACCGCCAGCTTGCCGATGTTCGCACCAGAGAAATTGTCCTCCCACTGGCGCTTCAGCCGCGCCGCCGTCTCGTCAGGGATCGTGCCCGGACCAGTGAGCATGCCGCTCGGACGGCTCATGTTGTCGAAGAACTTGGTGCTGTTGGTCTGGATCTTCCGGCCCAGCGTTGCGGACATGCCACACGCGTAGATGGGGGAGACCCCAACGAGTGGGTGCCAGAGTGAGACCATCATGTCGTGCATGATCTCTTTCGCCGGAACAACCACCGCCTCTGCAATGTTCGAGAGGTCATCGCGGCCGAGCTGATAGTACACATCACCAGCTGGTGTCACCAGCGGTGTCACCAGCTGCGGATTGAGCACGTACATCGCTCGCACGACGCCACGCGCATCGCGCTGCTTGAGGATGTAGGCGTTGCCCCAGATGAGCTTGGAGATCTCCCATTGCTCGACAAACTTCTGCCGCGTCTGGTAACGATTGGGCTTGCGCAGCACTTCGAGGAACGGCGAGCCAGTACGCACCTCCTCGGCGACACCAGTCTCCGGGTTGTTGCGCATCAGCTTCAACCGCAGCTTGGCGATGTCGGAAGCGATGAGTGTGACTGGTGAGAAGATCCCCGAATAGCTCAGGAGGTCTGTCACCGAATCGACCTCCACATCGCGCTGCCATGCGCCGGGATACGTCTCCCAGATCGTGCGCCACAACCCACCACTCGTGATGCCGCTCGGCGACCCAAACAGCTTCTCTCGCGACACGAGTCCGGTCTTCACCACGGTGAGCAAATTTTTAGCTCGCATTGGCTAATCCTCGGATGAGCACGGCGGCAGCGACGAGGAGCGGCACGGCGGCAGCGATCATCGCCCAGCCGACGCCTGCAAGGATGTACACACCTCCGACCAGAAGCACAACACCCCAGAGGGAGAAGAAGGCGACGAGGATGACGGCAGTCTTCATGACCGACCCTGCCGTTTCCGCCGGGTGCTCTTCATCACGACCGGGATGTTGGCCTCACCCGCCGTCATGACCCGCGTTTGATACGCCCCGGACCTACGTTTGACCCTCGCGCGCCCCAACGCGATCAACACCTGCACATACTTCTCATCCGCCTCGAACTCATCCCCAACCACGAGATCGCGTCCGGCGAACCGGTGCGCTACCTTGCTGATCATTTGAGTCATCATCGCTGCTCCCGCGCCGGATGCCAGTTCCGCTGGCCTCGGTCCTCACTCGCACCCTCGCTGTTCTGAGGATGCGAGTGAAGCTAGATCACTTCCTTCCGATCACGAGGCAACGTAAGCCGCTTCCTTGATGTACACGACGGCCGTGGAGCGACGCTTCGCCCAGTTGATCCAGCGCACGCCCTTGATGGCGAGCGAGTTGGTCTGGAACATCGAGACGAGCGACGCACCGGTGCCGTTGCTGCCGTCCTGCTGCAGCGAGGAGTCGAGCATCTCGATCGACGCCTGGTTGCTCACGGAGATGACCATCTGGCCGTCGTCGGCGACCATCACATCGTCGGCGTTCAGCAGGATGATCATGTTGCCGGAGTCCGGCGAGCCGGGGATGTTGGCGGACATCGAGGTGATGACCGGCAGGCCGAAGAACGTGCCGCCGTTGAGCGTGATGCCGGGGAACTCGGGTTGCCCCAGCGCGTTCTGCATCAGCGAGATCGCGAGCGCCGTGATCGGCGTCATGATCCACACGCCCTTCGTGGGGTCCAGGTTGCTCTGGATCCACGAGTTGAACATCGTCTGCACATCCGCACGCAGCGCCGCTGCCGTGGTGCCGCTGGGCGCGATCGCCGTCACGCCGTTGGTCACCGAGGCGGGATTGACGTTCGAGACCGCCGCCACGTTGGGATCGACGAACTGCACGTCGAGGAACGTCGCATTGGTCTTGATCAGATCGTCCCGCACGAGCAGTTCCGCCGAAGGCGAGCTGCTACGCGCCAGCTCCTCGTCGATCACGAGCAGGCCAGCGGCCTTCGCCATCGCGAGCGTCGCGGCATCGGTCGTCAGCTTGGAAACCGGGATGGGCTTGGCCTGCCCGACCCAGTAGCCGGTGGAACCACCGGTCTGCGAACCGACACGGATGTTGAACGGCACCTTGCGCAGACCGGGGATGCGACCGAGGATGGTCGCCGGGCGCAACAGCTCGATGAACTCGCCTGCGAGGTTCTCGTTGTACACCAGCTCCGCCGCCCAGCCGGCAGTGGTGGTGTCGCCGGCAGCGACCGCCGCCTTCGCGACCACCGCGACTTCCGGCGTCTGGTCCATCCATCGCTTGTTGTTCTGGATGATGTGCAGCGCCTGCCCCATGTTGCCGTTGGCCTGGATCTGCGCCATGATGAAGCGAGCCATCTTGATGCCCGGCTCGATGTTCGGCTTCACCGTCACGATGCTGCCACGCGGCGCGGACGGCTGCATGCCGGTCTTCGGCAGGATGGGTTGGGCCTTCTCGACGTCCGTCTTCTCGAGTTCGCGCAGGCGCACGAGGTGATCGTCGACCGCCTTGACCTGCGCGGTGATGCCGTCGTACTCCTCGGCCTGCTCGTTGTCGAGCGTGTCGCCCTTCTCCGCCGCCTTCTCCATGATCTCCGCCCGACGCGCGACGAGCGCCGCACGCTTGGCTTCGAATCCTTCGATCTGTTCCTTGGTGGTTTTCACTTTGGTTCCTTTGGTTGAGGTAGATGAACCCGAAGCGCCGGGTGATGCTCCCAAGCGTACGACGACGTTCCTCGGCGCGGAATTGCCGGACGCGGCACGCGCAAAGGGTTCGTCGGCGGACTTGATGCTGATGATGGAGGCGTCGGCATTCGCCGGAATCGCGACAGCCGACAGCTCCAGCCAATCCCATTTGGTGTAGCGATAGCCGTAGGAGCCCTTGATCTCGACGTACTCCAGCGGATTGAAACCGATGCTGAGCCCACGCACGAGCTTCTTCTTCACGAGTGCCCATGCGCGATTGAGCTCCTCGACCAGCGTGGGCGGGTCGCCCGGCTCCGGCTTGGCAAACTGGCCCGTCACCGGAATGCCGTCGGGTTGCGGCTCGGCATTTGTGACCCACCCGATGGGGTCCTTGATGTTGCCTTTGCCGTGCTGCCAGAACAGCGGAATGGGCAGCGTGAACTGCGCACCCATCGGCTCGACGATGTCCTCCATGCGATCGGTGTTCGGCGTGGAGGCGATGCCGGTGAAGGTGCGCTCATCGTCATTGATCTCCTTGACGGTGAGGATGCTGTACGCTCGGATCTTCGACATCAGAGTCTCCTTTGCTAGACGAACATGAGTTGATACTTGCGCGGCTTCTCCGGGCTGTTGAGCGCGAGACCAATTGCCTGCGCCAACGCCACGAGCCCGTCGATCTTGCCTTTGGAATTGCGCTTGTTGAAGATGCGGTTGTTCTTGGCGTCCGACTCGAGAACGGCAGACGCGGAGTTCCATCGCAGACAGGGATTGTACTGAACGCGCAGCAACCCCTTCATCACGAGGTCCTCGAGCAGCTCGATGGAGCGCGGCATCCACAGATCGGGAGGCGGCTCCTTGTTGGCGACCTTCGCCTTCTCCTTTGCTTCCTTGTCCGAGGAGCGGAAGTAGCCTTGCCCGTGCGGCACGAGCCGCAACTGCACGTTGGCGTCAGCCAGTTCCTTCTCGAAATACTTGATACGGTAGGGGTCGAACGCGATGGCCACTAGATCGATGCTGTTCTTGCGCTCCGCAATATGCTGCACCGCGAAGGCATAGTCCACGGCGCGGCCGGGTGTCGGCATCACGAAGCCCTCGCGCACCCACACATCGTATGGCACGCGGTCGAGCTTGGCGCGTTCCTCGAGTGTTTCGCCGGGCGTCCAGAAGTCCACGACCGCATCGACACGCACCAACTTGCCCTCTTTGTCATACAGAGGTGACACCGTTGCGTTTGCCGTCAAGTCACGTGTGCCCGACAGATCGAGACCGCCAAAACACGGCCGTCCCTTCACCTCGGCAGCGAAGTCGAACTCCTGCTCGCACTTGCGCCAGAGGTCTCCATCGATCCACGGATGCGCCGCGTCCACCCACTGGCAGAAGTTGAGGCGGCGGACCGTGCTCTCCTTCGCAGGCATCCCTTTCGCCTCACGCACCTGCTCCTTGAGGTATTTCGGGTGAATGGAGACACCGAGGTTCGGGTTGGCCTTAATCCAGCACTTGGGGTCCTTGAACGGATCATCATCGGGATCCAACCCACACACGTAGGCGAACCACGACTCATCCATCACCATCCCGTTGACGACACGCTCGGAATACTCGTGGTGCTGGTAGCAGATGGTCGTGCGGTCGAAGCCGCTGTTGGTGATCTCGAAGATCATGCCGTTGCGCCGTCCCTTCGTACCAGCGCGCATCTTCTCCGACACCACGGAGTCCGGGTGCTCGTGCAGCTCGTCGATCAGCGCACAGTGAACACGCTTGCCATCGACACCACGCTTCTCAGAGCTGATGGGCTTGAAGAAGCCCTTGGTCTTGCGGTTGACGAGGTTGTACACCTCCTTCTCGCCATGCTTGACGATGATGTCACTCAGATCCTCCGAAAGCTCCACCATGTTCACCGCATCGCGATACTGGATCTTGGCTTGCTCCTTCACCGCTGCAGCAGCATACACCTCTGCGCCCTTCTCACCATCAGAAGTGAGCATGTACAGCCCGATGCCGGCCGCGAGCGGGGACTTGCCGTTGCCTTTGCCCACTTCGACATAGCCGACGCGGAAACGGCGGAAACCATCTGGTGTGTACCACCCGAAGAGGGAGCCGACGATGAAGGCTTCCCATCCCTCGAGAATGAACGGCTCCTCTGCGTGTTCACCTTCTGCGAGGCACAACACCTCTGCGAAGAAGTCGATCGCACGCTTGGCTTTGTCGAGCCGCCATACCAGCTGCGCGTTCTTCAGATCACGAATGTGACGTGCGCAGGCGGCGCGGACGAGTGGGCCGGCAACGATCGCGCCTCGGAGAACTTCCTCGACGTAGTGAAGGACTGGGTCGGCCTGCTTGGGCCGACGCGCCTCAGTCGTCGAAGAACTTCTTGGCGTTCTTGGATTTGCCCTTGCCTGCTCCATTGCTCTTTGCGAGTCCCAGTGATTGTAGGTGCTTCTGGAGTTCCTTCATCTCGGTGGCGCTCATCGTCTTGCCGCTGCGGAACTTCGCCATGAGAGTGGAGGTGATCTCCAGCGTGAAAAG